AAGGTCGAGACGCTGCCGACGCTGACCGACCTGGCCTTCATGAACATCGAGCATTTCCAGACCAAGACGAACATCCTGAATCTGGAGACGGTCGGCATGGTGCCGTCGCTCGTGCGCATCGGCGCCATGCCGGACAAGAACGGCAACTACCCGCCGATCACGCTCGGCCCGCGCTCGACGATCGAAGCGCCGAAAGTCGAAGGGGTCACTCAGCCGATCTACTGGATCAGCCCCAACGTCGAGGTGCTCGCGCCGTCGCAGAAGACCCTCGACGCGACGGAAGCGGCGATGGGCGCGATGGGCATGGCGTTCCTCGCCCCGCAGCCGCGCGCAACGGAAACGGCCGAAGCCAAGCGCCTGGATGCGACCGCGCAGAACGCGACGATCGCAACGGTTGGGCGCGCCGTCCAGGATTGCCTCGAACTCGCGTTCGCGTACACGGGTGAGTTCTTGGGCATCAAGGCGGGTTCGGTCTCGATCAACAGCGACTTCGAAAACCTCGTGATGGAGCCGGCGGTCATGATGGCGTATGTCGCGGCTGTCGCGAATGCGGGACTGCCGCCGCGGCTGCTCGTGCTCGCCTGGCAGGCGCAGGGCCGCATCCCGGACGATCTCGATCCGGACGAGCTCGTGGCTGAAATGCTCGCGAACCAAGCCGGCGCCAAGGATCAGGCCGATATGATGACCGCGCTCAAGCTGAAGCTCGCCGGCAAGCAACAGCCGCCCCCGATCACGCCGCAGGCGGTGCACGCGGAGGGCGAATGATCGAGGTGGACGCGAAGGATCCGTTCTGGCTGCTCAAGGTGCCGGTGAAGTCGGGTCAACCGGTTCCGATCCATCTCTCGAAACACCGGAAGCCGTCGTGACGGTCATTGCGTGGGACGGCAAGACGCTCGCGGCCGACAAGTGCGCGACGGTCTATGGCGTGAAATCGACTGTCACCAAGATCTTCCGGAATGGCGACATCCTCGTGGGACTGAGCGGCGACTACTCCCACTCGCTCGCAATGATGGAATGGCTCTTCGATGGCCGGCCGCGCAATGAGTTCCCTGCTCCCCAAGGCGACAACTGGGGATACATGCTTGCCATTCACCGAAGCGGGAAGATCGAACGATACGAGCATTCACCGTACCCGTTCGTCATCGAAGACGCGCAACATGCGAACGGCTCTGGCAAAGAGTTCGCGACATGCGCGATGTATCTCGGGAAGACCGCGGCGCAAGCCGTAGCGATCGCCTGTGTATTCTGCGCCGATTGCGGCATGGGCATCGATACCCTCACCTTCGACGATCCGCCGGCGTGACGCCGAACGACCTGCGCCTCTGGCAAGCGCTCCTGCGCCGCGTGGGGGATCTGTCGCCGGACCTGACCGCAGCGCTGCTCCAAGCGTTTCAGAATCTGCGCGACTCGTTCTCGGACTCCGAGTTCGCGACCCTCCTCAAGACCGGGAGTGCCGAGACCATCGTCAGCGCGATCTTCGACCAGGCGACGACCGACGCCGCGCTCGCGCCCATGCAGGACGAGCTGCGCGACGGGATCATCAGCGCCGTGCGCGCGTTCCAGCGCGAGGTGCCGAAGACCGCCGGCGGCCTGGCGATCCGCTTCGATTATCTGAACCCGCGCGTCGTTGACGCGATCCGCGGTCTCGAAACGCGCGTCATTACGTCCCTCTCTGACGACATGCGGGCGGTCGCCAAGGCCGTCGTCGAGAAGGACCTGACCGCCGGACTGGGCTCGAAGGCGATCGCGGCCGATCTCCGGAACGTGATCGGCCTCGGCCCGAGCCAGCTGGAGCAGGTCGACAATTTCAGAGACGCGCTGCAGGGTTTGAACGGGCGGAGCATCGCCGACTATACGCTTCGCGACAAACGGTTCAGCCTGCCGACGACGCCGGCGCAGCTCGACAAGCAGGTCACCGCGTATCGGAACGCGCGGATCGCGCAGAACGCGAACACGATCGCCCGCACGGCCGCGCTCGACGCGATGAAGCTGAGCCAGTACATGGCATGGCAGGATGCGATCGCGCAGGGATTCGTCGATGCGTCGCAAGTCACGAAGCGCTGGTCCGGCGTCCTCGACGATCGCGAACGCCCCGCGCATGTCGCGATGGAGGGTGAGACCGTCGGCATCAACGAGCGGTTTTCGAACGGCCAGATGATCCCCGGCGACACCGACTACAACTGCCGCTGCATCGCCGTCTATGGGCGGATGCGGGCGGCGCGCGTCAGAGAGGTAGTGCCCCAAAGCGTACCGCGAGCGCTCGCGACGTTCTGAGCGTGCGCATACCATCCGCCGTGAGAGCCCACACGCACTCACACGCCTGAGGTTGCCCGATGCCGTTGAAGACGTTCGCCACGAAGGAAGAGATCCCCGCGGAGCTGCAAGCCGCAGCGGTCGAGACGAAAGAGGGGAAGTGGATCGTCGAAGAAGTCGATCCGGCCCTCGGTGAAGCGGGCAAGAAGGCGCTGCAGGCCGAGCGCGATGCGCGGAAGGCGGCCGAGGACAAGGCGAAGGCCGTCGAACGCGAGCGCGACGACTTGAAGCGGGAAGCCGAGGCGCGGAAGAACGGCGCCACGGAAGAGGAGCTGCAGAAGATTCGCGATGATGCGGCCGCGGCGCGGAAACCGCTCGAGGATGAGCTGGCGGCGACCAAGGCGAAGCAGGATGAGCTGGAGCGCGAGAACAAGAAGCTCAAGCTGACGGATCGCGTGCAGAAGTTGGCGCTGGAAAGCGGCGTCATGGAAGATCGGATTGAGGACGCGATGTTGCACCTCGAGCGCCGGACGCGGTTGGGCGATCAGGGTGGCATCATCTTCCTCGACAAGGACGGGAAGGACACGGCCGACACCGCCGACGTGTTCTTCCCGAAGTTCAAGATCGAGAAGCCGTGGTTGTTCAAGGGAGCGGGCAGTTCGGGTGGTGGCGCGGGCGATCCGCCGCCAGCACTTCCGCCGCAGGGCGGCACGCCGCAACACGCATCGGTCCCTGGACGATTCTGAGGTATTCGCTCGCCGGCGCGATGCCGGCGAGTAGAGAACGGTCGATCGGCGGCGCGATGCCGTTGATCCGCAGCGAGCAGGAGACATAGCAACAACGGAACCCTCGGGCGCGATGCCCGTCGCATTCCGCTTCGGCGCGAGGCCGGACGTTGGCAGACGAAGGCCCTCCACAACGGGGGCGCGTCGCTGACGTCCGGCCTTTTCACGTTCCATCTCAACTCCTCGAGGAGAATCGCACCATGGCTGACGTCACTCGAAGCGCGAACGCGAGCCCGGACGCGCGGTCGCTGATGATCGCCCCGCAGATGAGCGGCGATCTGTATGCCGGCGAAGACCTCGCCGCATGCGCGCCCTGCTACATCAAGGCCGCGGACGGCAAGGTCTACCAGTCGAACGGCACCGCCGCCAACGAGGCCGCGACGTTCTTCGGGTTCACGGCTCGCGCGACGAAGGCCGGTGAGCCGGTCACGCTGTACGGTCGCGGGGTGCGGATGCTGTACGGATCCGGGCTCACGATCGGCGCCAAGTACTACGTCTCCGCGAACGCCGGCCAGATCGCCGACGCCGCGTCCACCGGCGGCACGGTTGCGATCGCGCGTGCCATCACCAGCACCGACGTGATGGTTGGCGTCGACGGGAACTAAGGAGCCCGCGAATCCATGGCACAGAAGACCGGCAATCTTGGTATCCCCGACCTCCTCGCGGCGAAAAACCTCTCCGTCCTCAAGTTCGGCGTCGACACGGTCGCTGAAGTCCTCGCCCGGGACAACGCGAACTTCTCGGCGCAGATGACGGCGGCGCTCGCCGACCTGGCCGAGACCTCGACCGATCGCGCGCGCGTCGTCGGCTCGTCGATCGGCGGCAACATGCTCGAGGTGGACGAGCGCGGCGCGGGTCCGACGCAGAAGGACGTCCCGTCGTACTTCCTCGGCTTCCCGATCCGGAAGTTCCAGTTCGCGATCGGCTGGACGCGGCAGTACGAGAAGTACGCCACCCCGGCCGACTACGCGGTGAAGAACAGCGCCGCGCAGGGTGCCGACTGGCGCCGGACGCGGTACGAGCTGCAGAAGGCCGTGTTCAACCCGACGAACGCGACGTTCTACGACCTGCACGTCGACAACGCGCCGGTCCCCGTGAAGGCGTTCACCAACGCCGACGGTGCGCCGATCCCGAACGGCCCGAACGGCGAGACATTCGACGGCACGTCGCACACGCACTTCACCGGCGCGTCGAGCCTGACGGCCGCCGAAGTGACGGCGCTGATCCAGAACGTCGCCGAGCATCGGAACGGCTGCAAGATCCGGCTCACCATCAACGTGGCCGACGTCGCCGCGTTCTCGGCGCTGACCGGCTTCCAGCCGCTGCTCGTGCCGTACATCACGCCCGGCACGCAGGCGAACCAGGTCGTCGATCCTCGCCTCGACATCAGCCGCGTCGACGATCGCATGATCGGCTGGTTCGGCTCGGCCGAGGTGTGGACGAAGCCGTGGGCGGTGCAGAACTACATCATCGCGATCGATGTGGCTGCGCCCCAGAAGCCGCTCGTGCGGCGCGTCGAGCTGGAAGACCGCGGCCTGTACGTCGCGGCCGAGATCGATGCGCACCCGCTCCTCGCGCAGTACGTCGAGCACTTCTTCGGCTTCGGCGCGTGGAACCGGCTCGCGGTCGCGATCCTGCAGTTCAACAACAGCTCGTACAGCATTCCGACGCTCACGTACTAACGGCCACTCCCGGGCGGTGCGAGGCATCGCCCGGGACTCGCCACGTTCCACCCAGCGATCCACTCTCGAACATCAGCAAGGAGTTTCCGATGGCTGAAGCACTGCGCAAGGGAGGCTTGTACTACCGCGAAGACGGCACCGCCGTCGACGCGAACGGCGACGAGATCAAGGGCGCGCCGAAGCGGAAGCCGGACACCGAACCCGGCGCCGCGGCGGTCGCTGGTGCGCCTGCCGCCGACATCGGCGCGTCGGTGAGCAAGGCGATCGGTGATGCGCTGCCGCACATCGCTGCGGCCGTCGCTGGTGCGGTCGCGGCGCAGCCCGCGAAGGACGCGGCCGGATCGGCCAAGAGCGAGTAGCGCGGGACTTGAGCCGCGCGCGAGCCGTCAGCGCGCGCGGCCAACTTTTTCACGGAGGACGCAGCGCATGGCGCCCAAGAAAGGCGTGATCCCCCCGCAGTTCCGCAAGCACGTCGCGAAGGCGAAGGCCAACGCCGGCAAGAAGTCCGGCAAGTCGATGCCCGCGGCGCTCGCCAAGAAACTCGGGAAGTTCTAAGCCCCCGTGCCGCTCACGCTCGACGCGACGGTCGGAGGGGCGAGCAGCAACTCCTACGCGACGGTCGATGCGGCCGGCGAGGTTGCGGCGTATCGCATCGGGGGCGCCGCGTTCGTCGCGCTCACCAGCGACCAGCAGATCCAAGCGCTTGTCACGGCCACCCGCGATATCGACTCGATCGCCGGCGTCTCGCCGGGATTCGTCGGCGGGTTTCTCGGCGATCGCGCGACGGACACGCAAGCGCTCGAGTGGCCGCGTGCCGGCACGCCATTCGACCCGACCACGCTCCCGGACGATCTCGTCAGCGCGACGATCGAGCTCGCCATCAGCTACGCGCCACTGTTTCAGCCGGGTGCCAGCACGGATCCGCTCAACGAAGATCCGAACGTCGGGAATATCAAGGTCGACAAGACCGACGTGCTCTCGACCGAGTACTTCGCGCCGCGGTTCATCGCCCCGTACACGACGCAGGCGAACGCGATCCAGCGCTTCCCCGCGTTCGTACAGCGTCTACTGCTCTCCCTCGTGGTCGTCCCGAGCAGCTTCTGGCGCGCGGGATCGGCGACCGTCACGAGGAGCTCGTGAGCGGCAAGTTCGGCCGCCAGCATGCCAGCGCCCTCGCCAAGATCTCGGCGAAGGGCGCGCTGACGTCGTTCACGCTCAAGGGCATCGCCTCGATCGACGAGACGACCGAAGCCGTGACGCCTGGCGTCGACACGGTCGTCACATGCTACGCGATCGAGATCGCGAAGAATCCGCGCGTGTTCCAGGCGCTCGGCCTCGTGATGACCGATGCACCGATGCTCGAGGCTGTTCCGCTGAATTACGGCGACACGATCCCGGTCGGATCCACGGTGCCGTGGGCTGGCGAGACCTACACCGTCGCGTCCGTGCTGCGGATCGCGCCCGACGGCGTGACGATCCTCGCGAAAGTGATCGTGAAGCGATGACGCTTTCCGACGACATCAAGATCTTCAATGAGAAGATCGACGTCTGGGACCGGGACGTCTTCGACAAGACCGGCGAGCTGATCTATACGTCGATCGTGGAAGGGTCCGCGATCACGGGTGCCCCGGGTCAGCCCGTCGATGAGGGCGGTCTGCGCGCGTCGTGGAGTCGCGTGTACGAGGACGCGAACACGCAGCTCATCGGCTCGGGCCTCTCGAGCTACAACCTCCAGAACGAAGATGGCATCGCGCGCCCTGGCGGCGGCGAGTACAAGCTGAAGTCGCCCGTCGGCGGTCGCCATAGCGTCGCGCTTACGGTCGCGGGCTTCGGCGCGATCGTCGATGCCGCGAAGGCGGGGGACGCATGATCGATCTGCTCGCGGCGCATCTCGCGCTCCGCGGCCGCGCGACCGGGCTCGTCGTCGCGACGACGGGATCCGTGACGCTGTCTGCGACGCCGACGGGCTTCGCGCGCACGGCCGGTTCGTTCCTCGATGACGGATTCGTCGTCGGCATGGAGATCGCGAGCTCGGGCTTCGCGCAGGCCGCGAACAACGGCGTCGGCGTCGTCGTAGGCGTCACCGATCTCGCGCTCACCGTCTCGATGTTCGCCGTCAGTGGCGCAGCTGGCGTGCAGACGATCACGCGTCCCGCGACCGTCGTGGACCCGGCCGCAGCCGGTCGCACGATTACGGCTGGCTTCCCTTCGTTCCGCGCATGGGAGAACAAGCCGCTCGAACCGGGTGCCACGATCCCCTACGTCGAAGAGGACTTCGTTCCGGCGACGCATAAGGTGCTCACCGCCCCCGCCAACACGGGTCTCGCCGAAGAGACGGGCCTCTATGTGCTCAAATGGTACGGCGTCCCGGAAATCGGCGTCGCCGCGCTCCGGAAATCGAACACGGCACTCGCGAAGCTCTTCACGCCAGGCACCCACCTCGCCGCAGGCGCGGACATCGTCCGTATGCGCGGCGACGCCGCGGTCGTCTCCGGCCAAATCCTGCAGATGTCCACCGGGTGGGCCGTGCTCAAGCTCACCATCCCGTGGCGCGCGTACAGCGCCAACGTCGTCGCCCCGTAACCACTTCCCTCCCTTCTGAGGATTTCGCCCCATGACCACCCAGACCAATGCCAACGTCCGCGTCGTCTTCGCGCAGGAGGTCTCCACGACGCCCGGCGTACCGGCGCTCGTCGGGGCGGCCGACGCGAATGAGATGCGCATCACCGCCAGCCCGGGCGCGGAGCTGAAGCGTGCCAACATCAAGAGCGTCGAGCTCCGGAAGGACGGGCAGGAAACGATGGGCCGACTCGGCTACAAGACGCTCGGCGCGTCGTACTCCGGCGAAATCTCCGTCGGCGGCGCGCTCGACGTCTTCTACCAGGCGATCCAGCGCTCGACGTGGACGGCCGCCGTGCCGATCACCGTCGACGGCACCGCCGCGCATGTCAGCTTCGCCGTGACGGATGCCTCGACGATCGTGTTCGTCGGCACCACGTCGCTGCTCACCGCGGGCCTCCGCGTCGGCGACACGTTCCGCTTCACGAACATGTCCGCCGCCGGCAACAACAATCTGAACCTCCGCGTGCAGGCGATTTCAGGCGACGGCCTCACCGTCACCGTCTACGGTGCACCGCTGACCGTGCAGGGCGCCGACACCGCGGCGACGATTACGATCCTCAAGAAGTGCACGTCGCCGCAGGGCGTGGCGCCGACGCGCCGCTCGTTCACGATCGAGCAGTATGACCAGGACATCGATCTCTCCGAGCTGTTCCTCGGCTGCCTGCTCACGGGGTTCAAGATCTCGCTCAAGCCCGGCCAGATGGTCGTGTGGACGGCGACGTTCATGGGCATGGATCGCGAGATCCTGACGACCGGCACGTCGCCGTACTTCGTAACGCCGATCCTGACCACGGGTCTTGGGCTCGTCGCGGACGACTCGTCCGCGAGCTATAACGGCGCGCCGGCGCTCGACATCACCGGGTTCGATCTCGACTTCACGATCGCGGCCGCGGGTCAGGCGGTGCTGAACACGCTCGTCACGCCGGACATCTACGACAACACCTGTGTCGTGACCGGCTCGCTCACGGGCATCCGCTCGGATCTGTCGCGCGCGACGCTCTTCGACGCGGAGACGGAGTTCGAAGTCTCCATCCTGCTCGAAGAGCAGATGGCCGCGCCGAAGAACTGCGTCTCGTTCTTCCTGCCGCGCGTGAAGATCTCCGGCCTCACGACGCCGGTGGGCGGCGGAACGGGCCCGAAGATCGAGACGTTCCCGATCATCACTGGTGTGAAGGCGCCGGCGACTGGCTACGACAACTCCGTCGCGTCGATCTGCTCGAGCGCGGCGTAAGCACGACCTGCAGGGCCGCGCGACACGCACGCGCGGAGAGGGACGAGAGACAATCGCGGTGTTCCGTTCCCGTCGTTGCCCAAGGGGAAACCTACGGGTGAGTGCGTGGGCGGCGGGGGCGGAACACCATCACGCACGATCACGCACGCAACGCCGGAGCACGCACCATGGATATCGAAAAGACGGAACAGCAGCTCGCGACCGAAGACGACGGCATCGACGTCGAGATCATGGGAGCGACCGGGGAGCCGGAGTTCATCGGCGACACGGACGTCCCGCTCACCATCAAAGTCGCGGGGACGTACTCGAAGCGGCACCGGCGCGCCGAAGAGTGGCAGCGCAAGCAGATCCTCGCGAAACGCGGCAAGCAGATGAGCGGCGCCGAGTCGATCCGCATGCAGAACGAGTTCGTCGCGCGCTGCACCATCAGCTGGCCGGAGGGCGCGTTCAAGCTGAAGGGCGAATCGCTCCCGTTCTCCGTCGAGAACGCAACGCTGCTCTACTCCCGGCTCCCGCACGTGCAGGAACAGGTGGAGGCCGGCATGAACGACCACGCGGGTTTTACGAGGAAGAACTCCAGCAGCTCTGCGAGCACCTGAGGCATGAAGCGCGCCTCAATGCGCCCGTCGATGGCGGCGGCACGCAGCGGGAGCATCTCGAGGTCGCCGCGGAGCGTGGTGCCACGGCCGCGATCCGCGCACTGGAAGGACCCGAGTGTCCGGCGTCACTCGCCTACCTGAAGGGATGGGTCTACGAGCTGCACGGACGGTCGGGCGTGGGGATGAACGGATACGCACGGCTGAACTATGCGACGATCGTGGCGTGGATGGTGGTGATGGAACGCACGCCGAGTCTCGCGGATATCGAAGCGCTGCTCCTGCTCGACGCGATTCTGCTGCACCCTGAAGTCGGAGAAAGCTGAGTGGACGTTCCGGACGGCATTGCGAACCTGGGGATTCGCGTCACCACGGACGGTGTCGATCAAGCCAAGCAGGCCCTGGCTGACGTCGGCACCGTCGGTGATGCCGCGGGCTCGAAGGTCTCGGCCGCCTTCGTCCGGACGCAGAACGATACGCAGCGGCTTGCCACGCAACTGAACACGCTGTCGCAGATCACGGCGAACTGGGCGGACGCCGGCGAGAACGCGCGCGGCATTGCGATCGCGCTCGCCGAAGCGATCGCGCGCGAGGGGGCGATGGCCCAGGCCACTGCCGCGCAGGTCCAGCAGCTCGCGGCCGCGCAGGCGACGATGGCCGGAACCGGCGCCGAGGCGATGACGGCCAGCAACGCCGTCGCCGCGGCGCAGGAGCGCGCGGGCGCGTCAGCCGGCGCGCATGGCTTCCAGC